TATGACGGGGGGTGGGCCATTTTGCGGACCCTGTCCCCCCTCTTTCGAAGTTCAAAATGGACGAAATGGACGAAAGCTCGTCAGAATTCTCGTTCAACAACTTGATAGTTTCCAGTCAAGTTGAGTTCGAGAATCTCTTCAATCGCTTCATTCGTTGCTTCGACTTGATCGGCTTCGGTGAGGTCAGTGCTAGTGGTAGTGACCCGTGCCAGGTAGGCGCAGGTGTGGTAGCCTTGAGTTACATCAAAGTTAAACCACTCTTCGAACTCATCGAAAGGATCGTAAGGATTGTCCTCGGTAGTGAGTGCTAGGCGTAGCATGGGTCTAAACACCCCGTTTCAAGGACAATGGACAGTTGACAATGGACAGAAGGCTAGCCATTCAGGTACTCCCTAACTCTGGCTGTAGATATGCCCAATGCCTCAGCGATCTGTGCTGTGTTGGCTCCGTTAGATCGAAGAGTCTTGATTCGATCCTTCTGAGCACCAGCAAGAGGAAGCTTCTCCTTTGGCAAAGCTAGTGACTTGATGGTGTCAAGATCAGAGTTGGCTAGAATATGCTCCATCATCGAGTTAGATATAGCACCTTTCTGGATGGCCTCCCACTCACGAGGGGTGGGGACCACTCTTGTGCCTTCTCTATCGTAACCAAGACGGCGGCGGGCGGTCTTGATGGCCATGGCCTCAAGCTTAGCCCGTTCTTTCTTGGTCAAATTTGGATTTGATTCAAGCTTCTTCTGCACAACACCTTGTGCCACTAGCTGTGCCTGCCGCTCTAGGGGCTTCTGTTTGAGGGCCCGGTTCAATTTAGCGCGGAGGGTGGCAACTTCAGGGGCATAGCTCTTAGCAGCCCGGGGGTCTCGTTTGATGGCGGGGGTTGAAATAGCACGCTTCCTAATATCGTTGGCCATGGCCTTCAACTCGTTGGCGTGCTGTGCGTAAATACCCTCCATCAGTGTACCCGAGGATAGCTTCCGAGCATCGGTAGCCTCAGCCATCCTGGTGGTCTTGGTCTGCTTCTTGACTAGCTTACCCTGCTTGTTAATATAGGACTCGCCAGTCTCCTCGTAGACCCTGCGACCAGTGGCTGCATCATATGGACCGCCCTTCGCTGCACTTCGTGGCTTGCGATGGGGCACATACTTAACACCCTTGGACCTGGAAATAAGAGTAGCCGCACCTTTATCGGCGCCACCCTGATACTTCCTCTTCAATGCGGCGATGCCGTTGTCTACCTCGGACTGTTTGTAGTTGAGATTATGCTTCTCGGCATCAATAACAACCATGGAGTGACGAACAGCCCGGGACAATTCATCGGCACTGGCACCCTTGAGAGTCATGTCGGTAATAAGATTGGACACCTTACCCATCTGGGTCTGAGTATCCGACATCCTCTTCATACCAGGGTAGCCAGGATATGTTCTCTTGGGGTCGAATCCCTTCAATCCCTTGAGTGGGGCGGTGGAACGAATCCGGGTCTTCCCCTTGTTGGGGATTACCAGGACGGAGTCGCCATCAAAATCAGCACCGCTAAGACGCTCAGCGACAGAAGGATGGATCCCAATAGCATCCCTAGCATTGCCAAGAATACTTCGAGACTTCTTACCTCGGTTGTTAACAGTGAGCGTAGGAATCTCGAAAGTCCCGCCATGAGGATAACGCACGAGACTAACAACGTCACCGTCCCGATAGTTAGGAGCATATACCTCACCCTTCTTGAGATGGGGCATCGGCAATAACACCTGAGAGGCTTGACCCGGGAGGGCCTTGGCCTTGAGATGTACCGAAGCCGAGTCACAGTCATCAGCCAGGGACATGAGCATCCGCTTACGAATAACAGGATTCGTAAGACCCATGATCTCATCAAGCTGCTTCCGCTTTTCGTCACGGACAGCCTGAAGCTGGCGCTTGGCCAACTTGGGGGACTGCTTGGATAAGAACTGTGAGGCCAGGGACTGGGACCATGAGTCCCACTTGCCTTCCTCATTCACAATATTGAGTGCGCTCAGTTCCTTCTTGCCAGTCTTCGGGTCCTTAAATAACTTCTGTTTAACGACCGCACCAAACGGATTCTCGGGGTCATCCTTCATGGGCTTGAGGACCGTGTGGTCCTTGGAGCCCAGCATGGGTGTCCCCTTCTTCTTGTTGGTGTTGAAGACTATGTCCTTGCCCTTCGGAATATCATCCGAGTACATGGCCATGCCCTTGAGGTAGTGCGTCCCATCCACGGAAATGCGCACCTGGGCGTAGTTGGAGCCACCGAGGCTGAGCTCTTTGACTCCACGACGAAGAAGAATAACCCCGTCCATGTCAGTACCACCGTCTTCGGCGTACTTGATGGCGACCTTCTTCGAAGATATGGCTCTAGGAGTACGAAGCCCGGTCGACAGCAACCCCTTCTCGTCGATGACCACACCAGGAGTGCGGATCTTGTCCCTCTGTGCATGAATATCGGCAGGTTTGGTGCCGGGAGGGGCGAGAACCTTGAGAATGGTGTAGTTATCGCTGTTGGCCTGCTTGACCTTGACGTCGTGAGTAGTATATCCCTGAGCCTTCAGGGCCTCGACGGCGGTCTTCAAAGATGTCGACGAACACTGGAGGTTCTGCTCAACGCCGAGGCCGTACTCGATGAACTTCTTCTGCTTCACCTCGTCGGCCAGAATATCCTTGACCCGGGTGATCTCGTCCTTGCGATATGATGCGTTGGGCTTGAGGAGCTCACGAACCGAGGACTCGTTGAGTCCCATGCGTCGACCGATCTCTGTGTTGGGCAGACCGGCGTCCTTGAGACGGGATGCTCGAGAAATATCGCCTGCCTTCTTCTCGGCGCGAGCAATGCTGTTCAGAGCACGGTACTCGGTGGTGCTCATCCCCCAGGCCTTGGCGATATCGACCTCGGACATGCCCTGAGCCTTGAGCTTGTCTCGCTCAGCGAGGAAGCCTTGGGCTGACTGATATGGATCCTTGCCAGATCCCCAAGGATAGCGACCTGAGTGCCGCTTAGTCCCGTAGTGTTTGAGGATATCGGAGGGCATCAGTTCTCCTCGGTCTTGATCTCCTCGATGAGCTTGTCAAACCAGACGATCTTGTCCATGATATGGGCGATGTCGTCTGGCTGTGGAGTGTCGACCAGAATATCGTCGTTCTGGTAGATGCGGGTCTCGACGTTGATCTCGCCAGGCAGCTTCTCGTACTCCAGGCAGAACAGTGCTGCGTAGATATGAAGCTGAACCATGTTGACGCGAGTCACGCCGGTCTTGAGGTCGTGGATGCGGAGAAGATGCTTCTTCTCGTCGAAGCCAATGGCGTCGGCGGTCCCGAATGCATTCTCGCTGTGGTATAGAACGACCTCAGGGTCAAGACCGTAGCCAATGGCGTCGTTCACGTAGGCGTTGAAGGTGGCCTTGTTCCTCGGCATCCGCATCTTTAGGCGAATATGCTCTGCGGCCAGGGCGTGAAGCCGGGTCCCCATCGCTGCTGCCTGAGCTGTTCTGAATGCCTCGCCCAGTTTCTCGTCGTCGTAGTTGACCCAACTGTGCTTGCTGGCGCTCAGAAATGCGTGCAGGCCCTCCAGCCTTGAGTGTACGTTCCAGTTCATCGAGCGTTCCTTTCTCGTTCTCTGGGTATATGAATGATGCGAAGGACCATTCGCCGAGCTTGTCGATGAAATGATCCTGGTTCGGTCGATGAGCAGCATCTGCGCTTCTCTTGACCTCGAGTGCGGCCCACTTGGATCCGAATATGATGATCAGGTCGGGTATGCCCTGATTGTGGTTCGGATCGTTCTTGAGGATGAGGCAGCCCGGAAGGCGTTCCTCGATCCTGGATATGAGTCCGCGTTGGTAGTCGCGTTCGAGCATGGGGTCTATCCTCGAATCAAGAATTATACCCACGGTTGGCCCTGGCGCCGCATGTGTCGGTACTCGTAAGTTGTTTGAGTTTACTATGCGGTGTTGAGGTAGCGTAGTTCGGGCCAACCGTGGGAGGTATGCTGAAGCGAGAGGGGTCGAAAATATAGAAGGCCCATCTCCTTCATTAGGATACATGTTCGCGACGCGGTCTATTGTACATGTCGGTGGGTCTTGTGATATGGGTGCCCGGGTCGCTCATGACTTGCACATGTACAATACAACTGCATGCAAGATACCACTTGGTCAATTTGGCCAACCAAAATCTGTTTATTCTCTATATATAAGAAAATTTACTCAACTCCTGGTAATCAGAACAAAACTGGCCAATTGGCCAAATTGGGGTATAAACGTTGAAATTGCAACGAAAAGTGGTGGCCAGATCCGTGGCCAACCCCGTTTCAAAACTGGCCAATTGGCCAAAAACTGGCCAAATTTGGGCGCACGTGTACAATACAGTTTCCGGTCGATTTCAAAACTGGCCAAAAAACTGGCCAATCGCATGCGTCACTCCAGTCACACAAACATCAGAAGCGTTGTCCACCCGCCATACCAAGTGGTACAACGGGTGGTACAACAATCACCTCAGAGACTCGTAAAAACCCCTCTCATTGAAGATCTCCTTGACCCGAATCGCCCTCGAAATGGCCTGATCGATGGGCGACTGGCTCTTCAGGTAGTAGTAGTTCAGGACTGAATAAGGAGTGTTCAGCCTGTCGATTCGCCCCTCACACTGCTCCATGACCTTCCAAGAGTAGTTCTGAGAGAAGAATATCATCGTGTCACAAGTGGTACAGTTCCAAGCCTCCGCACCAGCTGTGTACTGCACCAGATACACCCATCGCTCGCCCTCCGGCAAGGCCTCATGCTTGTGCCCGTTGTACTCAGCGATTGGTACTCCGAGAATATCCCCCAACGACCGCAACATGAAGAGCTCATAGTCGAAATTATAGAAGACGATGACCCTAGGATGCTTCTCACACAAGGCTCTCACTGTCTCAAGTCTCACGGGATCCTCATTCGTCACTCTCCTCAAGACATGACAAAGGCCGCCTGCGTTCTTGATGGGCTCTTCCTTGTACGGATCGAAGCGGTACTTTTGGATCGTACGATATGGCTTCTCCTCGTAGGATACCGGGACGTCCGTCCGCCTCTTAACCGTCTTTTTGGCGAACGGCATGTCCACGAGTACCTTCTTACGAAGCCGCAACAGCTTCCCCTGCCCAAGATATCGCTCAAGACGAGGATAGCCCGCCCTGTAGTTGAACTGGCAGTGCTCCCTCTCGAACTGGGTGCGGTTCTTGAAGAAGCCATTGGCGATAAATACCGGGCAGTAGTCCATCCAGTTATCACCCGGCGTGCCTGACAACATAATCCACTCATTACAGCGAGCCATCTTGACGAATGTCTTGGCCCATTTGCCGTTTCCGATGGCTCTCTGCTCGTCGAATATGATGAAGGAGTCACGGATGTCACTGTAGTTACTGATGTTATTCCACGAATCGACCGTCGTGTAGTCCGTCAACCCATACATCGAGACATCCCCCTGCCAATCAAGGTCATCCCTCTTGCGAGCAGTGGTGATTATATATAACCTGGGTCCTTCGGCAAGCCGCCTCGGAAGATCGGCCGGATGCTGCACCCCCAGCACTCTCTCAACGTAGTACTGGAGGGCGACAACCGACTTCCCCGAGCCCGGCCTACCGGTCAATATGCACCCATTCCTCAGGTTCTTCACAGCTTCGACCTGATGGGGCCACAGATCAACCGGTCCCAAGGCTCAGTCCTCTTCGGTGAGTATCTGGACGTATGGGCCGTCCACATTCACGGCGACACATGGAAGGTCTTCGAATATGACCTTGTCCTCGATAGCATCCCGAACGGCTGCCATGAGACTGCCGTCTGTCACGTAGGACCAGATATTGAAGATACCCTCCTTCTCGTAGATGATCTTATCCCCTCGGCTGATGACCCGAATGATGTGGCCCGGTGGAATCATGACGTCTTCCTTTCAATGTCATACAACGACGGCTTCATCCAAATGGTTGTCAGATGATTGACGTCGTCCCTCTGCTCCCACTCGCGAGCAGAGAAGGTCATGACACCCCCGTCAACTAACCGGAAATACCAGACAGTCCAACCGGTCTCGTCGTACTCTGCCCAGCGTTCGCCGAACTCGGCCCTCCGAATGTCATTCCCGTACTCCCAGATCAGGATATACGGATCATGCCCGTCGTTGTGCGGGCTCCTGTACTCACTCACCACAGAACTCCTTGATAGATGGTTTCCCACTTGCGCCGTTTGGCATCCCACGCCCTCCTCATCGAGTCGCTGTGAGACTCTAGGAAGAGATTTGAGAGCCTATTATCAGTCAGGTCACCATTCAGGTGTGCAACTCTCTGTAAGGGCTCCAGAGGGCCGTTGAAGGCTTCCCAGACCATCTTCTGGACATACTTCGTCCGTCTAATCCCACGATCCCACAGGGTGACCTGGACATACCCGTTCGCCCTGAGGCAAGGCGTAAGAATCTGACCAGTCGAGATACGGCGAACCCTACCGAGATCACTGACCTCGATATCATCGATGATGCTGTCCTTAAATGTCTCAGTAGGAGCCAAGTCGGCAGTGCTGGGGGATTCCACTCTCCCTCTCTCCTTTCACTCCGTCGACCATGTGGATATAGTACTCGACTGGCATGTACCCCTTGCCGTCCTCCTCGATGACGGGCTTGTACTTCGGTTCGTTCTTCCCATCACCCTTGGGTGGAAAGTAAGGGTACTCGTCACTCAGATACAAGTTGTCCAGGGCGCAGTTCCAGACGTTGCCGTCTTTGTGGCAGAGATAATGCGAGTTGACCTTCTCTCCCATGAACGTCTCCCAGACCGTGAATGCAACCGGGAAGGTCCGGCTCTCCCCGTCGACACGGACCGAGAACATGAGGTTGGTCCTGCTTGGGGGCATCATGGGCTTAATCCGATGCAGGGTGGTCATGTTGATCAATTCGCCGCCCTTGCTAATAGCAAAGCCCGGCCAGCGATCCAGAGGCGTGAACTCCTCGTTCAGGTCCTTCAGATATAGGTTCTCCAAGGAGCAGTTCCACGGGTCGCCGTCCACATACCGAACCTCGTGCATGAACGGGATCTCGCCGTGGAAATGGGTCCAGATGATCTTACTGAGGAGCTGAACCCGGTAGCGATGTCCTTTGTAAAAACGGATCTGCGGAAGACCGTACCTAGACGTCCGGATAGGGATAAGCTTGCCTGAGCGCTTCCCGTAGATGGTCCCGTCCTCTCGGATATCATAGATGTTCGGGTCAGGCATCGGGTTAGCGGTTGCCATTAGTAGCCTCCTCCACGAGACGGTATGCAGAAATCATGTCGCCAGCCACTCCGAGTAGCCTCTCCTTGTGCCAGGCAATCCAGTGTTCGCCGTGTCGCTCTATAGTATACGCTTTCATGCCCAGTCCTCCTTGACAACTACGGTATCCTCAGTCCACTGCTCACAGATAAATTGGTCGATGGGGAGATATGTCTCGGTGTCGTCCAGCTCGACGATGACCAGAGCGGCCCGGGGGTCCTCGTCTCCAATGTCCCCATCACAACATAAATCCTTGATCTTTCGCTGAGCTACCTGACCATCGAGAGTCTTCAGAATCAGTTTCATTTGCGTCTCCTACACGTGTACAATACAGAAAAAATGAGGATCAGTTCTTGTAGCGAGCGGTGATGACTTGATTTTCGTCGTCGACCTCGAACTCACGGATGTATCCTGAGAGACGAACGCGGTAACCATTATCTTTCAAAATCTCGAGGCTTCCGTCTTCTGTCCAACGTATCTTTCCTCTGACGCTCCAGTTCTCGATGTAATCTACGTTGGATTTGACATTAATGGTCCACTTGTCAGTGCGAGGTTCAACAATCTCATACTCGGCTGGTTCCGGTTCGATAGGGTTGTCTTCCTCAGCAGGAGGGAGTTCCCAGATAATCAGAGAGTCGTCTCCGACGATGTCGAACGTGCAATCATCGGTACTGGCCTGGACCTCATGGACACCAAGTTCGTTATTAGTATCGACCTGTACGATCCACTCGGTGAACCCGGGCTTGTCGACTTTGGCTGTGGCGACGATGTCGAAGTCGTAGCTACGGCCCTCATGAGTGTGGAAATAAAGCTTCTTGAGCATGTGTTCGTTCCTTCTAGTGGGTATGGGGGCCCTAGGTCTCCCCAGGGCCCCCGTGGATATGGATGTCAGTGTAGGATCGGCTCGTAGAGACCCCAGAGTTGTCCCTCAGTCATGAGGTCGAACTTGTTGTCGCTACGGCGGATGATCCACTTACCGACGGCTCCGGTGTGCAGATGTGCCTTGATCTCCTCGTCGCTGGCAGCCCAGATGCGGACTTGACGGAGATTGTCATTTGTGATCTTGACCGCCTCACAGACGCTGCGGCGAGGGGTGAAGAGCTTGACTTCGAGCGGCATCAGAACGGAACCTCCTCGGTGTCGGCGTCCTCAGCGTACATAGCCTCGAGCTCGTCCTCCACGATGGTGAAGAAGCCCTTGTCAAGATATGCCGAGCAGAACTCCACTCCAGCTTGAGTACGTCCGTGGTAGGGGCGGAGGGCAATATCGGCCCGCTCGAGATCTGCGAAATCGAGGGCGCCGACTGTCTGCTCGTTCAGGAGCGTACGAGTACGTCCGATGATCGAGACGATCTTGGGCGGACGGCCTCCAAAGTTGACCTTCACCTTGATATAGGGGAGTGGCTCTTCCGTGTCGTCCCGAGGCTTCAGGGTCTTGATGTTGAACCCTTCGGTCCGGAAGTCGTCGACGGCGTCGTCGGGGAGGATGACGCAGAAGGTGCGAGCCGTGTTTCCGAAGCGGTCTTTCTCGCCAGCGAAGTTGCGGAAGAGAAGCCGGGCGTTCTTGATAGTGTAAGTGTTGACGGCCATGTCGTGTTCCTTTCTATGGGGTAGTAGTCTTGAGATAGAACCTGGTCGACGAAATATGGAGGGGAGTAGAGATCGTAGTTCATGGCCTCCTCTCTAGGCGGATGATGCCGTGGTCGTGGAGGCGCATGAGGAGCCACCGGGCGTCCCACTCCTCTATGAGAATATCGTAGAGCCTCTTGATCCAGTCCTCCTGTGAAGGATTCAGTAGGTCACCGAGCTCTTCTTGAAGGAGGTCGACCTTGCAGATGAATGACCAGAGCTCACTATCCGTGGTCTTCTCGATCATCGACGGAAGAGACGACAGAAATGACTCGATGGCTACTTGGCTGCCATGAATAAGACGGACCGTCGCAAGCTCTGGGAGCTCGGCGGAATTGTCACTCATCGGAGACCCACTCAATAGAGTTGATTCCAACGATAAGACCCGCCTCTACAAGGCAGCGCACGAGGTCCCGGTCGTCCAGCTCAGTGCGGCAGATATCGAGGAGGTTCTGGACGGTCTGGCGACGGTAGTGACCATGGCTGCTGCGGTCACAGCACTCGAGCTTATCGATGAGCTCCTTGATCTCGTCATCCTTCAGGTTCGCCACCTCGTCCCGAAGGTAGCCGGTGTAACCGATGAGGATATCGTTAGCGGTCTGGCCGCCGTCGTAAACCGAAGAGAGCATTGGTTCGTTCCTTTCTATCGAGAAACCTAGAACCCGGGTTGGGTTCTAGGAGTGAGGTCGGTTCAGTTGGTCTTGAATGTGTCGCAGATGTTCTTGGCCATGGCGAGCATGTCCTCTTTAGTCGCCGAGAGCTGGTGCTGGTCACAGTAGTCACGTGTCGCGTAGTAGGCGAACGTAGCTATGGCGAAACCAACACCCATCTCAGCAAGGTTGGTGAGGACGTACTGGCGGGCGAGGGACGGGCAGGACATGGCAGTACCTTTCTGGTGGGGGTCTCATTATATGCTCTGCCCGTCTCGCGATTCATGCCGCTAGGAAGGTATCGACGTCCGTATACTTCTGAATTTGCCCTCGGGCAGCGTCCACGAGTTCCCTTCCATATCGATTGTCCAACTTAGCTCGCCAGTCGTCTCCGGCGTCTTCGTAATCAAGCCAGAGATACCCCTTGCAACCTCCGACATCGCCGTACGAAATAATCTCATTACCCTCGCTGTCCACTCGATGATTCTCTCGTACAAGTCGACCGGCCCCGGGAGTGCCTGGGTTAACAGGAATGAAGCGCCCGACGCGTCCGACGAATTTGCGGTCATTCTCGCCGAATTCAAGCAGCATTCGTGTAGTAACCGATCGTGTCTGGGCGACATCTTCGAGATCCAGAGGATCTCCGGTGAAGAGAGTCTTGAACACGACGGGCTCTTGGAATTGCTTTCCGGTCGCGTGCCAGCCGTCTTTGTCATGTGCAATATAGACGGCGTCGTTGACGAGCAGCATACGATCGTAGGTCGCTTCGTGCTCGAATGTGTAGCCGTACTTCTTCCCAAACTCGAAGACCTCCGAAATGATGCGATCGTCGGCGTTCGGGATCTTGATCGAGTCTGTCTTGATGTGTGCAACGGTGTATCCTTTCTCCTGAACGAAATGCTTCAGGTCGACCATGAACAAAGCGCCGCGCTTGGCGACGATGTTGTCCACGTTCCGGGGGTCTCGGAGTGGGTTGTCGAATTTGGCGGCGGTGAGTCCGTACGTCGAATTCAGTGCGATCTTCAGCGCATAGGCCAGAGCGTCGAGGTTCGAGTCGTCGTCCAGATATGGAGCCAGCGCCCCATTCAGGATTTTCCGAGCCTCGTCGAGTTCCTTGTGCTTGATCAAGATACGAGCTTTCTTGAGCTCGCTGTACCTCTTGGTGTATGGCCCAAACAGCTGGAGATTCTCGATCGACGTAGGATGCATCGACGCAATATCTAGCAGGGCCACGTTCTCATAGTATCCAGGCTCGCCAGAGACGTATCCGCCCTCACCGACCTCCTCACCACGATATGTCGACTTGCCGTACTCGTATTTGTAGCCGGGGAACATCTCCGACAGGTCCGTGTATTGCAAGTACTTCTGAGTGTCTCGCTGACCCTGGAATATGATCTGGGTGGTCAGCTTGTTGGTGCTGGAGTTGACAGGGAGACCCGCGATCGCAGCGAGGATCTGACGGGCCTCCCAGTCCGCCTCCAGATGGTCCCATACCTTCTCTGTGGCGATGACGTCGTTGTCGCAATATGCGGCGACCTCTTCCCACATCTCCTCCGGCACAGGTTCGTCCCAGGGAAGACCGAGCTCCTTGTGGTGGATACCCAGTTCGATCTCCCACTTCTTGAGGGACTGCTTCTTGGCGGCGAAGTCGTAGATATCGGTATAGGACAGGTTGTAAGCCTCTCGGAATCCCTCCTTGATGAGGTTGTTGATGATCTTACGAGATAGGTGATAGAGTTGGATGTTCGAGTAGCCCAGGATACGACCGTAGAGGATATGGTTGTCGTACCGGCGGTTGTTGAACCCAACGAGCTTCTTCTCGATAAGATCAGAAATCTCGTTCGGAGTCGGATTGATCATCCTCTGGATCTTGTTGGCGCCACGGACCTTCCAGTTCACAAGGAACAGGTTCGGAAATACCTCGACGTCGTAAATGATCGGGGTATCGTCGTCCGGCTCCTCATAGGTCTCCTCATGGTCGCTCTCCGAGGAGAACGGCATCTCCTGCACCAACTTGATGCAGTAGTCGGCCTGATGGGTGGACTTCATGGCGAACGTGAGAACCTTCTGCCTCATGTCCGACACGTCATAGTCCATCCCAGACTCCTTGGCGTCCGTCAGCACCTTCATGATGAAATCGATGCTAGGCTTCGTCCCCGGGTGGAATTCCTTCCGCAGGTTCCGCTCTATGAGCTTCCGGATGGACTTCTCGTTCTGCATGACCTCCTGACGGATCAAGGGTTTCTCCTTGACGGGAAGATATCCGTCCTCAACCGTGGTAAGGCCCTGGTGGGCGGTGCACTCGGTGAGGCGTCGACGGAGGGCGGATTTGCCTGAGTAGACCTTGCACTCGACTCCGGGCCGCACCAGCCGTGAAAGTACGGAAGGATCCCCCGAATATCGATAGTGGATGTGGATTCCGCCCCCCGATCGGCTGAGTTCAGCATAGGAGGGAACCCACCTGCGAGCCTCTTCCAGACACTTGTCTCGGTCCTTGTCGAGGTCGATGTCGATGACGACGTCTTGCTCGGGTACGAGGACATAATGCTCCTTTCTAGTGTCCAAGTCCTTCAGTGTCGTCGTGACGTCGCCCCAGCGTTTCGCTGGGAGGCCGTTTTTGTTGGCGTACTGTGCCGGACAGTCCTTATAGAGCTCGTCGAGATATGACGGCTGCTCCTTCATCTCAGTCCAGTCCGAAATCGGGCTCTCCGTCTTCTCCCCCTGGGAAAATTTGGATTTCAGTAGCCCTTTGTACACCTTGCGCCGGCGTTCCCCGTCAACCATGATGCGATCGTGGAACTCCTCGAAGTAGTCCCGGATCTCGTCCTTGAACTTGTACATGGGGTACATAGCTCCGTCCGAATATGCCTGGGAGTACTCCTTGTACATCTCGTAGATGCGCTTGAGAGTGACCCCATCCTCATCGTCCAACTCGTCCTGATAGAAATCGAGGAAGTTGAAGATAGGGTTGGTCTTACTCATCATTCCGATAGGTTTGTAGTCGTCGTAATACGACGGACCCTTGGACTTGTACAAGTCCATGCAGCGTTGGACGATGGCGCCGCGCTCATCCTCGATTCGGGACACGAGATCTTCGTACCGACGAATATCAAGTTTGCGACCCGAGGGCTCAACGTCGATGAGACGCCTTGTCAGACCACTCTTCGAGTCGGTGATACGGACCGGCAAGTTGGTGCCCACGAACAACATCGCTTCAGGCTTGAACGTGTAGAGGGATTTCCCCTTCTCATTCATGACCATCGGTTCATGTGATACGAGACTATTCAGGCGGCTGTTATCCGCGATCCGGGAGAGGTTTCCGTCGTGCTGAATGGCCACTCGAGGATTCGACTTGAATGGTTCGAGAGCGAATTGATCGCTAGGCCGCCCAAGAGCAGCCGCGTCGAATTGCCCAATATGGTCATCCAACAGTCTCGAGATGAGATTCAGGATAGTCGACTTACCAGACCCAGCCGATCCGTAGAGTACGAAGAACTTCTGGATCCAGGTAGAGTCTCCCGTGAATATGGATCCGATGCCCCACTCGAGTTTTTCCCTCTCGTCCGGATCATAGAGGGTGCTCATGAGCTCCTCATAGGCGGGGCATGGATCGTCGCTCAGAGAATATGAGAGTGTTCTGGTTGCGTAGTCCTCCTTTCTGGGGGTCTGGTCAGCGAACAGTATCTTTCCGTCGAGAGGGTGGTGGACGTCAGGAAGCTTGGACATCCAAGCCTTGTAATCGGAATATGTCTTGGAGTCGTAGTCCCCCAGATACCGTGGCCAGACGGACCCGTCGACTTTCTTCGAGGCCTCTTGAAAGTGACGGGTCACGTCGGCGTCCACGATGCGGATCAGGTCATACTCGCGAGTACTCCAGAAGTGCGTCTCGGGGTTGTACACGGCGTAGAAGGACTTCCCACGAACCATGAGATCCTTGAATTCGTGCACACGCCAGGCCGGCCGTACCTCGGTGGTGCCCGACTTCAGGGCTCGCTCCTTGATCTCGTAGAAATCCATTTGACTCCTTATATGTCGTAGTTCTCCGCGAGGTAGAGTTGCATTTGATACCAGAGCTCAAGGCGGTTCTGGTTCGGGAACTCCCCCGACTCGTAGAACTCGGGAATGGACTTGAGGGGGAATATGCCTCCTCGTCCATGAGAATCGTACTGACGACTCATCCATCGGTTGATAGCCTTCTCGACCCTTCGATCGAGTTTATCGTCCAGCATGACGTCGCAGTCCATGAAGTTGATTCCGAGGTTGTTGATCATCTCCCAGAAATAAGGAGCGGGGCCCTCGTCATCGTCCAGCTCAAACGCCATACGATCGGCCAGCCCGAGAAGAACCTCGAGAACGTTGGCCGGACGCTTGAGAAATGCGGGTGGAAGCTCGCCGCCGTAGCGGTTCCGCCACTCACGACCATCCATGTCCCGATTGCGGTCCATCATGGCGGAGTAGCGGAACTCG